TTCCTATAACGTTGTAATAACCAGCTACGTTTGGCGCAAAAGAATAAGCAGGAACTGAAATTCCATTTAAAGTTACCGTACTTCCTGTATTATTAAAACACCCTGCCGTATCAAAAAATTTGGTGTTAAATTGCATCAATGTGCCAGTAGCATTTGAAATTGATTGGTTTGAACTCATGTAAGCACTAAAAGCAGGACCAGCAGCGCATAACGCAGCAGACCCTGTTACGCTTGTAATCCCATTAGTTCCGTCAAGAATGATGGACATATTAAACCCCTCTAGCTTGGCTTGCTACCATTGCTTCGTAAGCAGACACTACTTCGGCAGTCCAGACTGCTGTTGCAATAGCGGGTACTGGGCTAGGGTCTGTGTGTGCGCCTGTGTCACCGGGGTGACGTACCCATCTTGTGAAGTTACGGGCAATCTCTACACCGTCTTTGGTGATGATTTCTGCTTGGCGAACTTGTAGCGTACCGTCTTGCAAGGTTTCTACTTTGTCAATTACTGTTGTGGATGCAAGTGTCATTGTGATTCCTTAAAATGTTGTTTTATATGTAATTGTTAACCTTGGGTAAGGATGTGAATTCATATTAGAAGCAGCAAGTGTGGTTGAATAACTGCTTGATTGAGGTGTTAAATTAAATGCTATGGTTGTTGTATTTAAATCTGCGGTTACCACATTTGAAGCAGAACCTCCACCATCCCATAAAAGACTGCATGGAACACGAGTAGATGAAGTAAAAGGAATATTTGATATTGAAAAAGCACCACTAGCTGTTCCTATTGTCATATCAAAATATAAATTAATAGAAACTGTATTTCCTATTTTTGTATAACTTGCTAAACTGGTCGTAAAACTAGCAGTTCCATTTCCCCCTGCAAATGTATAAGTAGGTGTCCAAGTTCCTGTCTCATAGTCATTCAAAGTTGAGTTAGTAGTCGCAGAGGAATTACTAAATACTATGCCACCACCATTTTGTAGCATTTGTAAGTTGTTACCAGTAGTAAACCCACAAACGTTATTCGTACCGTTGTTTACTATGACACTACTTGCACCACTTCCTGTGATGGTGTCTACGTTAAGGTTTCCGTATGCCATGATTAGACTCCAACTTTAGCTTCGAGAGCTGTTACTTTTGCTGATAGTGCTGTTACTTGGGCAGAGAGTTCTTGAATAGCTTTTACCATTGTTGGTATCATGTCACCCATTTTTAAGCCAAGTTTTAATACATCTGTACCATCTTCATTTTGTGAATATCTAAAACTTGGTGTTAAATCAGGTAAAACTTCTTGAACTTCTTGTGAAATAAACCCTGCTATATTTGTTCCAACATTTTTAGTTTGGTCTGCCCAATCAAACCTACGAGGCTGAAGCCTATTAATTTCTGCTAAACCTGTTTCTAAAGGTTTAATATTAGTTTTTAATGTTGCATCTGAAATGGCAGTAATTGATGTAGAAGTTGCATGAATTGTTCCTGAACCGTCTACAAAAAATCTGTAAGCACTTGCAGATGTACTGTAATAAGTGTAATTATTTGTTCCAGCACTTGTGACAGCAATAGAACCATTATTAATTATCTGCACGCCTACAGTAGTTTCAGAAGAAGCGGTTTTTGTAACCAACAAATTACCACTATTATCTAGTGTCATTGCTTGGGTAAAGGATACTGTTCCTCCTGCTGTTCCTGATGATGCTGTGTACCATTGATGTGTACCAGAGGTTTGCTCATACCTTACTGCATAATCATTCTGCTTATATATAAAGTTTGTTCCATTAAAATAGAAATTTGTTCCCATATACGCTTGGTTAACCCCACCAGTATATGAACCAAACATAACACCATTAGGAAATTCAAGAACTTTAAAAGACCCCCAAGCACTAGGCGTAACACCTACACCTACGTTTTGGGCTGTATCAATAGTTACCGCAGTAGTAGGTGTGCTACCTGACTGAAGCTGAAGTATTCCAGAAGTGTCAGAAGATAACGCTGCGCCACTTGTGGCTGTTCCTGCTGAAAGAGTTGTTGACATTTATTTTCCTTTACATCACAACCCAACGCTGACCGTTGGATACTGTTACTGTTTGCCCGTTGGCTACCGTCACTGGTCCAACAGAAAATGCGTTATACCCAGAGGCTATCGTGTAGCTTGTTGAAACGGTTGTGCTATTTAATATCAATCCGTTGTTAGCTGTTATCTCCGATGCTTGTAACTCGCCCGTACTGGGTTTGTACAACAACTTAACATTAGACGTATATATAGTCAGAGCTGTACCTGATGTTGCAGATGCAAAAATTGGGTACTCATACGTTGCTGTAGAAGTATCGTTGCTGATCGCCGCTCCACCCACAGAAGCCCAAGCACTACCGTTATAGCCTTCAAATTGAGTTGTTGTTGTATTGAACCTCAACATACCCTGTACACCAGTTGGCTCTTGAGCAGTTGTCCCCGCAGGGAGTGTTATTGCGCTTGTTAAACTTGAAAAGTTACCTACATTGGATGCCTTAGAAGCAATAACTTGTACAGTACCAGAGTTGTCTTTGTAAAACAACTTACCATCGTAATAGTTAATAGCAAGCTCAGCACCTGTAGATCCACTTGTTAAATTGGATGCTGAAGGCGTGTTACCAGTGGTTCCACTGGCATATATCAAAATTGGTGTATAGCCTGTCTGAGCCATGTTAAATCCTTTGCTCTATTGTATCTTTAAACATTAAAATCCTCCACCCGCAACAGCGCCCCATACTGGAGTTGCAGACGAACCGCCTGAAATCATTACTTGACCCGCTGTTCCAAAATTAGTTGTTCCTGAGCCTGTTCCTGCCGCTAAGTTGGTGTTGAGTCCAATAGCACCAGATGAGTTAATAACGTGCGCTGATTGACCTGTTGAACCCCAAGCAAAATAAAGCTTCTTACCGTTTCCAGAACCGACTGTAATATCGCCATCATGTCCTGAGAAGTAAATACCATTATTGATACTGTAGAAGTCAGCGGGAACTCCTGCACCTGTGTAAACAGAGGAATTCATACCAAATTCACCGTAATAAGTGGAATCAGTACCTAGATCATTGCTTAAAACGTAATTAGTTGATGCTCCTGCTGTTCCGCTACTGTTTTGCAATACGGTTTGCAAATAACTACCTGACACGCTTGCGCCAGACGTAAATCCTGAATTACTTGCGTTAAACGTCAGGTTGGGCGTTGTGCTTGTTGTTGAGTTAACAATTAAAACTGGAGCAGTCAGTGTTGATCCGCTAAACGTAAATCCAGAATTTGAAGCAAAAGCACTCGTTCCGTTACCGTAAGGAATGTATCCTGCCGTTAAAGTATTGATTCCTGTACCGCCGTTAGCAACTGGCAAAATTCCAGTCACACCCGTAGTCAGAGGCAGTCCAGTTGCATTTGTAAGCGTCACCGATGTAGGTGTACCCAAAATTGGTGTCACAAACGTAGGACTTGTAGTCAGCGCTACGTTTCCAGATCCACTGGTGCTGTAACTTGTTCCCCAGGCAGATCCAGTACTCAGCGGAATACCTGCCCCTGGATAAATCATTGAGCTACCGCTACTCGCCGATGTGATCTGACCCTGAGCGTTTACAGTAATGTTGGCGCTTGTATAAGATCCTGCCGTAACAGCCGTATTGGATATAGCAATCGTTACTGCTGAAGATCCGTTATAGCTAGAGCCTGATAATCCAGTACCAATTGTCAAAGCGTTTGGTGCTACAGAAGTAATGGTTCCAGATCCACCAAGGCTAATAGCCACCCCATTCACCGTCACCGCACTATTATTCAGTGCTGAGTTGGGTAAGGCTGTAATCGTGTTTGTTGCACCACTGATTGACTTATTGGTCAGCGTTTGTGTGCCAGTCAGCGATACACCGTCCGATATACCGTACCCTGCCAAAGTCGTTGGCGTACCCGTAATAGATGAGAAAGCAGGCGTAATTGTGATTGTGGAGGCCGCTGTAAGCTGTCCCTGAGCGTTAACCGTGATGACTGGCGCCGCAGTAGCTGTACCGTATGTACCCGCTGTAACCGCTGTATTAGCGATGGAAATAGTACCCGTAGAGGTAATCGTACCCCCGTTTAGGCCTGTTCCCGCTGTAATAGATGTAACACCACTATTAAGGGCGATAGATCCCCAGTTGTTGTTACCATAAGCCTCAAAATTACCAGTATCCGTGTTGTATCGGATCATGCCATTAGTAGGCGTAGGTCTAGCCGATGTACCGCCATAAGGTAGCGTAATCGCCCCAGTTCCAGGCATCACCGCATTAGAAGATAGGCCAACTACTGGCGCTGTTGTACCGTTTGACACTGTAATCTGGTTGCTTGTACCAGACACAGATGTGGGCGTGAGCGTTGTCCCACTAATCGCAAGCAGTCCTGTACCACTTGTGGACGCCAGGTTAGCCATAATCCCCGTTAAAGAGATCGTCGGATTACCTGTAGTTCCATCAGCGTTAGAGATGGCTAAACCCGCTCCAGTCACCGCTAAAGTAACGCCAGACATGGTATTTGTACCTGTCTTGACCTGAATTCCAGTAGATGTACTGAGAAGCGCTAAAGGGGCTCCAGTGAGCGCTAAAGTGTAAGGAGCACCTGCTCCACCATCCGTACCAATTAAACCGCTTCCTGCCCCTATATAACGTGAATTAGCTAGGGTTGAGGTCTGATTGGTAGCCGTCAGGAATGTTTGGGTAAGGGTAGGTGAACTGGCGATCTGACCCACAGTTGTTTGAGAGGTCACGCCATTTTGTACGACAGGCACAATCTCTGAGCCAGTCAGAGTCGATGCGGTAGGTAGCTGAGATATTTGTACTTGTGCCATTATGAACCTATAACAATTTCGTCTTCATCACCATTGACCAAACCTGGGGGCGAAGTATTTGTACCTGTTGAAATTATAGAGTTGCTGTACTGTCCTGTGATCAACTGATTGTTAGGAACATTGAGCGCCAAATCAGGTCTTGGGAATCTCAAGTTAATCCTCTCCGTTTTCCTAGCAGGCAGTCGGTAGGGGTCTTTCTCGTCCATGCAACCCTCTTCACACACCCTGAGTCCTGGAAAGTTAATGTCTGGATGCAGGGTTGAGAAGACACGCTTCATCTTGCACCTGTCGCACACCGCAATCGCTATGCTTGCATAACCCTCAGTATCAAGGAACATTGGCATAGTTACCTCGTATAAACTGATATGTTTGGAGCCAGATAGATTGGTGACTTGTCTCTTTCCTCAAGCTCAGCCATCTGGAAGTACTTCTCAGCCTGTCCTTCAAGGTACTGAATCCTTTGAATATCAACTCCAGGCAACTCAATACTCATTTGGTGAGCCAACATAGACTGAACAGCCAACATCCAACGATCTGGTATCTCAAGTTGATTGGTCAAAGAACCCACATCCATGACTTGGCGTGAATACCAAATGGTTGCCTGCACAAAGTACGTGCTCGGTACAGGCCAGAGATAAAAGGTTGGCTGAGGAATCGTCCTATCAAACCAATACTGATACGGCTGATTGGCTGTAAAGTTCTGGTTCGGTAAATTCGTGTAGTCATCACGGTTTAGGCGTGACATTTGAAGCAGTCTTGCGTTATTACCAAAGTAAAGTTCACGTAAAGATAGCGTTGTACCACCAGTGGCAACCATTCGGTAATAGGTTACGTTCTGCCCAGGGTCAATATCTTGCCAAATCCACTGTGAATCGGTCACAGTAACGCTTGTTCCTGTATAAAGCGTAGTCCAATTGGTGCCATCAGGTGAGCTTTGGAAGGTGTAGTTCCATGTCTGGCTACCACCCCCTGCTATATAGGGCATAAAGCCTATAGAACCGATGTAATTTGGGTTGTTTGTGCCGTAAAAGACCTGAATATTGCCGTTGGCTGACGTTTGTTGGCAGTAAGTAGCAATATTGTTGTCGTAAACATTGGCAACCGTACCCCCTGCGCTAGATGTATAGCTACCAGAGGGCTGATTCATCGTGCGATACAGCGCATTTAAGATGTCATTGGCGCCGTTAGGTAGGGAATAGATGTACTGGTCAGCATTGAGCCCTAAAACAAGCTTATTGACCGCCCAATACTGGATACCCTGGTTGATTAGGTTAGACAGAATGTAAAACAGCGACTCTTTAGCTGATTGTGTCTGCTCGTCCGTCAACTCCTCGGCAAGCTTACCTGCTCGACGGGCACCGTGATCTATCAATGTTTGGACATTGATGACTGTATTGCCAACGGTTCCTGAATATGACATGGTTTACCACCCTGGGCATTTCCAACGCTTGAGAGATGCCTTCGCCCGTTCAGCATCCCCTTTTGAATGATGTACCACGCCAGACATACGGGCACAGAATGAGTCTTTACGTGCGCCTCCTTGGGGCTGTGGTGCCTTTAAATGGCTTCCAGTCTCACGGTTGTACTTCTCTCTGCCCTTTTCTGTTAATCCTGCGCCTTTAGATACGGGTAACTTCTCACCCCTACCCACCGCAAGACTTACTCCCCCGTCTTTTTTCTTAGCTGTTTTAGCTGATTCCCTAAAAGCTTCAGCCGTTGGAGCGCCTTTTGAGCCAGGCTTACGCATGTGTTCTTTAGATCCATGAGCTATCCTTTCTTGTTTAGCATGAATATTGGCATAGAGTCCACCTTTAGCCATCTTTTTCCCCTCATCAGCTTTGACAAACTCTTTGCCTACCTTTTGAGGAACGCCACCAAACCCACCTTTTGTGTGGGCGGCGGCTTCCATCAGCCTATGTTGAGCAGGTGACTTGCTAGGCATTATGCTTGTGACTCTTGCCATGACAGACGAGCAAACGCAGTTCCGTTTGATCCAACCTGGCTAACTGTTACGTACAAAATGTCTGGACCATCAGGATAAGTACCTGCTTGGCTTGTTGGCACTGTGTTTGACAGACCACCACCCAAAGCGGAATTACCGAACGGAGCAACTGAGGTCAAGTCCAAAGTGGTCTGTCCTGCTGTGTTGGTAAAGAACGCCGCAATCGACTCACCACCAGTAATAGTAGTTGCCGTATTGGTGTTCGTTGCCACCTGAACGATAGATGTTGTGTTGGTGTTGTTTTGTGTTGGCGATGCAAATGAAGTAAATCCACTTGTTCCACCGATTACACCGTTCAAAATAAACTGAACAAGGTAACTTGTAGTCGTCAACATAGCAATCTCACGCATCTGCAATTGCAAGCGGTTGATAATTTCCTTGACGCCCAAAGTACCAACAGTACCGTTATCTACAGAAGGAGCGACACGAATAGCCATAATAGGCACAGCAGTCGCACTAGATGTAGATACCGCTGATGTCATACCGTAGTTGTAAATAGCAGATACGTCTTGCGTAAATCCACCATCCATCACAACAGATGAACCCCAGTGAGATAACTGAGCCGCTGAATCAGGAGACGCATATTCAACCGCAATAGGAGCAGTAGCTGAATAAGTGTAAGCTGTTGCAGAGGCTCCACCTGTCGTACCACGAGTCAATCCAGTCAAAGTGGTGGTAGTTAAACCTGTATAGGTAAAGTATTCAATAACGCCAGAAGTACCGTTACCAATAATACGTGCTGTACCACCCGCAGGATTAAATCCTGCTGTGCTTAATACGTTAATCGTAGTGTCTGTTGTTGCAATACTTGCTGTAATTGTGGTTAATGGCAATACAGTGTTTTGCTCATAGTGCGATGGCAAGTTGCCCGAACGCATATAAGCTTGGTACTGTACGTTGTTGTTTTGGAAGCCGTATACATAGATGATTTGACCACTTGTAGCTCTGAATCCAAACCTTGCCACACCCGCTCCGTACCAAGAGTAGTCCATGTAGAACATCTGTACTTTGGTCAGGTCTAAGTTATAGCCAGATGGGTTAGAAGCAGAATTTGATCCATCACATACATCCCACCACTGAGATTGTGGAACTCTAACCTCAACAACACGAGAAACCAAAGCATTTGCAATAGTTACGCCACGGTACTCAGGTGTGATGTACAACTGTGTATCGCTAGTAATGGTTGTAACACGGTGTGTTTGACCACGAATCGTAATATAGTCACCAACAACCAGTTGAGTTGAGAACTGGGTGCTTGATCCAGTTACCAAAGAACTGTTTTGAGTTGCTGTAACGGTTCCAGTAATCTGGTTTACGCTGTTACGCAGTACGCAATACAGTGTTTGACCATCAAATTGGAAGAAAATACCGTTTTGGCTGTCAAAGAAACCAATCTTGTTGCTCGATCCATACCAAGAATATGGACTTACGTGAGGAATAGAAGGTACTGTTGATGTTGCAGGTGTCGCACTTGGTGTCGTTGCGGCAGTATAAGTAAATGTCAAAGCTGTTGGTACAGAGACAATCTTAAAGATGCCGTTGTACGCAGATTGATCAAACCCTGATACTTGAACGTATGTGTTAACAGTCAAGTTATGTGGTGTTTTGCTCGTTACAGTAACTGTTGTTCCAGACGAAGTCAGTGTCGTAAACGCAATCTGTGGCTTAAGGATAGTTCCTGTTGAGAACTGGATACCTTTACCAGACTGATAGCGGAAATAACGTCTTGTCTGACGGAACAACTGTTGATTAGGTACAGAAGCACCCGCTGTAAAGTTAACAGAGCCATCATAAGCGTGTGTATCTACCCATCCAGAAGGACGAGCGTACAGGTTAGTTTGACCTGCTGTATTGGCAATCGTTGTTGATGGTGTTCCATTGACGTTAGTGAACGTGAATGTGGTAGCACTTGGTGTAGTAGCTACTGTCTGAGCACCATTAATTTGAGTTGCTGTGGATGGTCCAGTCGTACCCGTGATATAAATCGCTGAGTTTGCTGACAGCCCGTGTGGGAATGATGTGGTTACAGTAACTGTAGAACCACTAAATGTAAATGCTGTCGTACCAGTTAATGCAATACCGCAGTTTGAATAGGTATAGCCTTGGTAGCAATAAGTTGTTGTAGCAGAGTAGTTATTAACTGTAGTAACTGGGTTAGCCACCTGTACAGTAATAGATGTACCTGCGCTTACACCTGCGACCACATAAGCCCAACCTTGAGCATTTGGGTCAATAGTGTCTTCAATAAAGAATGGTGTACCTGTAGCGACTGTCACGTTTGATGCAAACGTAATCACTAACTGATAGTTATTGGATTGATTACCAGTAATTGCTGAAACTGGTAAAGCCGAGTTTGGCAGGTAGTACAGAGATTGACGGTTATTTTGTAAGGAAACTTGCTCCCACTTGGTGGGTTGCTGTCCATACTCAAAGTCGGTATCAATTAAAGACTGTGGAGTTGATACTCTGATCTTATCTACAGCATCATACGCACCAGAGCGTTGTGCTTGCTGAAGACGTAATTGGTTATCGGAATTCGACGTTGGGCCTGTATAAACTGAAAGTTGAGACATATTTCACCTATTAGAATGGTGGGAGCCTAAGCCCCCACCGATTTTCACTTCTTGGCTCTACCGCCGTGCTTTCTAAGCGTTGGGTTTACAAAACCTCTACCCGCTCCCGCACTTGGATGCTTCATTGGTGTGTAGTTTTCCAACATCTTCAACTGCTCAGCATCAGACATTGCACCCCTACCCCTGGCAGAATAATCATTGAACGCATCGGTTTGTGCTCTCCTTTGCACTGCATCTCTGTACTCTTCAGGGGAAATATCACGAGGATTTTGCCCTGGAGCGTACATTGGACCGCCTTCATCAAAATGCTTAACCTTGCCACCCTTTTTAAAGGTGCCTGCTAAGCGAGTGATAGCAACGGGAGGAGACGCAGGCTTGCGTCCTTGAGGCATTGCCACAGCAGAACCCTGTTTATTAACAGCGCCCCCCGTGGCGAAGTGCTTTTTTGAAGCCTTGCCTCCATGCTTATAGCCACCTGCATTACCTTCCTTGACAGCACCAGTAGTCTGCATACGCACACCAGGCTTAGTTGTGTCAGCAGGACGATCTTCCCAATTGCCACCTTCAACAGTGTCTTTTAGGTTGAGGTCAGGAGCGGCGTGTCCACCCTTAGCAAAGTGGTGCTTGCCACCATGCTTGTGATGAGCCTTACCACCGTGTTTGAATCCACCTGCGTTTGACTCTTTTACCTCGCCAGTACCGTGTACTGAATCATGGTGTTCGCCGTCAACCATCATTGTGTTTTCATACTTCTTGGCAACTTGGTCACCAACAGTGCCACCAATAGCGTATTTACCGCCCTTGCACATAGCTTTGTGGTGCTCAGCCATTTTGTGATGGTGATGAGAACCGCCTTCTTTGTGCATCTTAGCGTGGTGCTTAGCCATAGCCTTGTGGTGCTCATGTGATCCCTCTGGGTGACCAGAGATTCTATGAACCTTACCACCATGCTTGTAACCGCCTGCATTGCCCTCTTTGACCATGCCAGTGCCATGAACCTTGTCATGGTGCTCACCATCATGCATTTCAGTCTGTAAGAACTTCTTAGGTGCTTTTTCGTCAGTAGTTTTAGTCTCAAACTTGTCGATCTCTTTACCCATTGCTGAGCCGCCTTTAGCAAAATGCTTCTTAGCGTGACCGCCCTTTTTAAGACCATGATGAGCCTTGCCTGCTTTCTCATGCTCGTGGTGTTTGAGTTCTTTCTCCACTTTGTGAAGTTCTTTCTCAATCTTTCCACCTTCAGCGTGATGAGCTTTACCGCCCTTTTTCATCATAGGGGTAGGCATACCCTTCATTGCCGCTCTACGAGCCGCCATAGAGCCCATTTTAGGAGCCATAGTAGGTGCCATTCCACCACGTGCAGGTAGTGTCATGCCATCCATCATGCCGCCCATAGCCTTGTGCATAGTCTTATGACCATGCTCTTCGTGCTTGCCACCATGTTTGTGGTGTGCAGAACCACCTTTTTTGAGCTTCAGAATAACTGAGGGCTCATCGGTGATCATCTTAGGCATTTGGCTGAAACCGCCTGCCCCTTTATTTGCTTTAGCCATGATTTAGTCTCCTTAAGCTTGGGTAATGCCGAGCAGACCTGTTGCCGTAGCATTAGGGCCAACTTGGATGGCGGTCAAACCGAGGTTCAACACAAGTCTTGCCAACCCGTTTAGTGTACCTGCGGGTGTGTATGTACCACGCACATCAGGAGTTACTGAGGTTGAAGTGAACTGGGGAACCATGCTTGAAGCACTTGCTGTATAAGATCCAGTAGCCGCCAAGAATGTACCTGCAAGGTAGTTTGCTTGACTTGAGGAGAGCTTACCAGTTGTACCGTTGATGTATGTCCACCAGTAGTTAGTACCTGTGCTGATACCAGTTGGAGGTGTACCTGTGAACTGAACGATTGTTCCGCTTGCAGGTGAATAACCAACAGTCAACACGCCAGGAGAAGCAATTGTCCAACCCGTTACAACTTGTGTAGCGTAGTTAGTTGTATTGCTGTAATAAGCCAAAGCTACTGTTCCAGAGTCGTTAGACAAAGAACCGCTGAATCTGTTGCTAAGGATATATCCGTAGTCAGAGATACGTGCGGGGAAGCCAAGGACGTTTGATGTATCTGCTGATACGGCAACACCAGGGGCGGCGCCGAAAGAAACAGAGTAAACCTGGAAGAAAGCCTTACGTCCAACTACTTGAGTAGCAGACGATGTGCTGTTAACAATAATCTCTGTCATGGGTACGCCGTAGTAGTCGTATCCAGAAACAGTGATTGCTGTTGCGGTAATAGAGTTAGCAAATGTCAAACCTGTGTTTGTACCAGAAGCAACTGTAGTTACCACGCCACCAGAAGTGGTTGTCAGTGTGAAGGTTGTAGTACCGTTTGTTGCAGAGATCAGGTATGTACCTGCCGCAAGTGTAGAAGTACCAGAGTTTGTACCAGTTACAGTCACTGTCTGACCAACTGCCAATCCAACGAGAGGAGTTGTTGCAACAGAGAATGAACCAGTTGTATTTGATGCTGTAATATTTGCTGTAACGAAAGTCGCCGCAGTAAACGAAGCAGTTGTAACCGCTACCGCTCTTGGGTAGTCAAGTTGAATCACAGTCGTACCGTCACCACGTACAACACGAGTTGTGTTGATAGCAGTATTAGCCGCCGCTAGGGAGGTTCCGCTGTAAGTTGTTGCTGTAGTAGGTGTAACAGCCGCTAGAACAGCCGCAGTTGTACCGACAGCCGCTGTGGTATCCCACAGGAATGTGCGTCCCATTGGACCGAATCCAGTACCCATTGGGGATGGATCGCCATACGCATTGTTTACGTTTGTACCCGCATACGAAATTGCGGAACCTAAGAAGAGATCGTCGCTAAATTGCGGCATATTTTTTCCTTTTGGGCATGAACCCGTTAAGAACTAAAAAACATAGATGATTTACGTTGATTTGCTATAGCAGGTATAACTTGTAAATTAGTTGGGACATGAAAACCAGATACATTCTTTCCATGAAGAGGAATAATATGATCAACGTGCCATTGAAATCCAAATAACTTGGTTCGTCTTTGTGCTAAATCGTAAGCTTCTTCAATCATCCACAAATCGTCGGTTGTTAACCAACTTGGAGTTTGTTTTCTAATAGATGCTCTTCTTTTTGAAGCCATTGCACAAACCTTATGAGGATTTGTTTTTGACCAAACTTTCATGTAGCAAACTTTACACAAATCTTTAGCAAATACTTCAGATGTGCAACCATTAGAAAAACAAACTCCAATTGCGGGATTGCGTTTTACAACAGGGTTTTCAAATTTTGAATTTCTTAAAATTCTATTGCGATGTGTAGCGCACAATCCCAAACCACGATATTTTGCAGAGTTAGAACAACCATCCGCAGTACACATTAAATGTGATCCTTTGTGTGGTTGTCCTTTTATTCCACTCATATCGTGATTTATTCCTTACACGCCAGGTGTACCGAAGAGCGCTCTAGGATCTGTCCATCCTATTGCATAACGCTCAGTTGCTTTATAGCGCATAGAGTCAGTCTCGAAGTCACC